CGCCCATCGGAAGATGCACTTCGAGCGAGTCGCTCGACTCGTGTAGGATAGTGCAAGCGCCTTCCTGTACGCTTTGAGTATGCTTAACAGCGGCGCTACGATTACCAAGTATAGCCATTGTTTGTGCCGTCGCCGATGTTGTATCTAGTTGTTGATTATTTCTCAATGTATGTATCCTTCCTGTATAGATATAATTTAGCTACCGAATACTTGAAGAGCGGCGCTAACAAATGTCTCATGATCACAACGCGCCGATTGCCAGCGCTGTTTGTCGCCATGTATCAATTCGCAGTTATGATTATTCGTAGATTGCACAATGCCGACGCTATTCAATTTCTTGCCGCTGTCTAGGCTCTCAGCACTCCAAACTACCTTGCCGTTGCGGTCTTTACGGCTACGAGTTTTGAAGCCGCGCTGTTCCTGACAAAATCCGCCGCGCTTGCAGTTATGGAACATGTCGCCGTTGTTAGAGTGGCGCTTTATATTTTTATCATTATGTGACTCTACCCATGCGGCTATTACTGTTTGGGCGTCTAGCCAATTGCCGCCGTTGTTTGCTGGCTCTGATACAGGCTCGCCTGTATTTAAGGTAGGCTCAATTGCTGGCTCTGGAGTCACCAGCTGGCGCGCTATGGCCAACATGCCAGCGCCTAGCTTGTCATAGCTTGAAGTAATAGCCAGCTCAATTGCTCGGATTGGATTGTCTTTAAACATCGGCTTGGATATGAGCCGCGAAGCTTTGACTAAGTCGCGTGTGGATATAAATGTATCCTTGTTGTTGCGACAATCGGCGGCGAATTTCATCAGGCCATCGGCTAGATGATCGCTCATATACTCGCCGATTATCTCGCGCTCTGGCGCCATTGGCTCGTTGAAATCGTATTTAGCTACGAACCTATCATTAAGCGCCTTGTCAATTGACTTGGTTTTGTATCCAGAGCCAACAGGATTACCCGTCGCCAATATCCAGAATTTCGAGCCAACTTGTACCGTTTCATTATTGGCCATCAAATGATATGAGCGGTTATCTGTATCCATTAACTGAAACATGCTGTCTAGCACTGCCTGCGGCGCTCTGGATATTTCTTCAAACAACAGGATTGAATCACTCCGCACCGCCTTGGTAATTACGCCGTCGCGCCACTCGATAGTTGGCGCGCCGTTCTCGTCTTTATCTGGATACATATTGCCTACGGCATCGCCTAGTCTCATTTGATCTTGGCCTGCGACTATGTGCATGTCCAGCCCTTTAGCCTTGGCGAGCGCTTTGGCGATGATGGACTTCCCCATACCCGCCGCGCCTCTGAAGTATATCGGCTCTGGATAGATCTCTAAACACTCGTCGAATATTTGCTGGCCGTATGGAGTCAACTTGAATGCATGGCCGTTGGTTATGGTTATGTCTTTGTCAGCTATGGCGCCGCTTGTTGCCTGTAATGGCTCTGCTAGCTGGCCAGTTATCGCCTTTACTGTCGCCGCCGTTATGCTCGCTATCAAGTCCTCATTTACTACTAAATTTGTGTTCAATTTGCTTCTGCTTTCTGGCGTTTAATCGCCGCTTAAATTTGCTATTTGTTGCGTCTCTATTCCTATTTAGTTTTGTTCCCGCTCCTCTCTGGCTCGTGGCCGTTGTTGTTTACCCAATCAACGGTATACGGATTGTATCTAAGAGTCAAGACTTATTTATAGCTGTTTTGTATCTAGCGGCGGCGAGTTTATCGAGTTTCATATCTAATTAGCTACAAAATGCGCGTAAAATCGCTTCTGGATTGGCTGTAAAGCGGGCTCTGAATAGTTCAGCGCGCAAGCTCTGGCAGTAAACGCGCGCTATGTCGCGCTGCTCGCTCGAAAAGAAATAAAGCTTACACGGCCTGATATACGCGCCTTTATTTAAGGAACGCGCGTTCGAACGAGCGCGCGTAAACGCGCGCGCGACGCGGGGGGCATGGCTTGAGACTCTGTCTCTAAACAGGTAGATACCCGTGACAGAATTTTGCATTTAAAGAGCGTGCATGTGACCCCATGTACAGTAAATTACAGTAATTACAGTAAATTACACATGTTGTCGGGGACATGTACTGTCATGTTTTACATGTAATTTACACGATTTACATGTAAATTTGTATCTGAGAGTTGTAGTTACGCACCGAGGGGCCGACCCCCCGAGAGGGTGTAACGAGACTCTCTCATGTACGTGTGCGCGTAAGACATGTTCTTTACTTGTTACTTGTACATGTGTTCGTTACATGTAAATTACATGAAAGGCAGGGCTCTTAACAGGCCCATGTAATTTACACGTAACTACACCATGTACATGTACATGTGTTTCTATATTATTTGCAGATTAAAAAGGAATTACGTGGTACAATTATTGACACAACCCGCAACTTGCGGTACGTTGAGCTTTCAATGAGGAGATTGCAGGTACGTGGACACTTCATATTCTATTAAGTACACTGGAAGAACTGGCAGGGGGAGAGTTACTGGCAGGTCAATGAATATAGCTAGGGCTGTGTTGCTTGATAAGGCCAGCTACAGTGAGGTTGCTAGGAGATACGGTGTATCCAAGCAGAGGGTTGGGCAGATAGTACGCAGGATGGGTATAGCCCGGAAGGTGGATTTGAATGCAGAGCGAGGCACAGGCGAAGAAGACTAAAGCTAACCAGAATGCCTTTCTGGCTGCTTACATAGTGGCTGGTTCTATAAAGGCTTCAGCAGAGGCCGTGAGGGTAGGCAGGCATACTGTATCCAAGTGGGTCCAGAATGACACGTATGGTTTCAGGGCTAGGTTTAACGAGGCGCAGGAAGACTTCAGGGAAAGCCTTCAGGACATGGCGGTAGACAGGATCAAGCTTCAGAAGCCGGGAGACAATCCCGTGCTGCTTATCACCCTGCTCAACGCCCACTGGCCCGAGAAATACAAGAGGTCAGGGTTTGTTGCGGATAATTCTGCCAAGGAGATCATGGGAGAATGGAAGCGGTGGGTTAAAGAAACCCGCAAGGACCCGAAGAAAGACGAAGGCAATGATCGTGACAACGCATTAGAAGAAGCGGAGAGAATCCTTGCCAAAAAGTCCAAGCAGTCCGACGGAAGCACAGACGAACCCGCCGAATAGCGGGCCGTCTATAAATGAATATATCTTTTCGCGGCTTGACTTCATGCCTACGCCGCTACAGGCAAACATACTCAGCGCCAAGCAGAGGTTTACCCTTGTCGCAGGCGGTGAGCAGGCGGGAAAGTCGATGGTGGCCAGTAAGTACCTTGTATCTAGGTTCCTAGAGAACGAAGAGCCGGGACTCTACTGGCTGGTGGCTGCTGACTACGAGCGCACACGCGCAGAGTTCGACTACCTTGTGGAAGATTTCGCCGCACTGGGTGTGCTGGCAGAGGTTTCCAAGAGAGTAGACCCCGGACGTATCATGCTTGCCGACGGCACGCGCATAGAAACCAAGTCAGCCAAGGACCCGCGCACTCTGGCCATGAGGGCGCCCAACGGAATACTGGGATGCGAGGCATCGCAGCTTGATCTGGAGTCATACCACCGCCTCAGGGGCAGGGTTGCGCCCAAGAGGGGATGGCTATTCCTGTCAGGCACCTTTGAAGGATCACTGGGATGGTATCCACAGCTATTCTCGTCGTGGCAGGCAGGCAAGAAAGATGAAAAGAGTTTCTCGCTGCCGTCTTATTCCAACCAGTACCTGTACCCCGGCGGTGCGGAAGACCCCGAGATACTGAAGTTAAAGGATATGGCGTCCGATGAGTTCTTCATGGAGCGCATTCAGGGTATCCCCTGCCCGCCTGCGGGGCTGGTGTTCGGTGAATTCAGGGCTGACATACATATCGACCCCGAGATAGGGTATGTCAGGGGGGAACCCGTGTACCTGTGGATGGACCCGGGATACGCCGGGGCGTATGCCGTAGAGGTTGTGCAGGAGATCAACGGGCAGCTATGTGTTATAGATGAGATATACGAGCGTGGACTGACTACCGAGGAGATGATAACCGTTGCTACCAACCGTGAATGGTGGCAGGACGTACACTCGGGGGCCATAGACATAGCCGGATATCAGCATCAGGCAATGAGCGCACCTGCGGAGATGTGGATGGACAAGACAGGTGTCTATCTGGACGCGCAGAAGATACGGATCAACGAGGGTACCGAGAGGTTAAAGGGATTTATGAAGACCGACTCGGTAACTGACAGACCACGTATCGTATTCAGTCCTGAATGCAAGGGAATACTCTCGGAATTCGGGGCGGTGCCAAGCCCATTCGACGGACAGACTAGGGCATACAGGTGGAAGACGGACAGGGAGGGTAACGTGGTAGGCGAAACTCCCGAGGATAAGAACAACCACGGCATCAAGGCTGTCATATACGGTCTGGTGAGCAAGTTCGGATACGGCGTTGTAAACAACAGGGAATTTATAAAAGTAAAGAGACACTGATATGCCAAGATTAAAACCGGAAGATATTATCGACAAGGTAGACGCGCACCATGACGACACCCGCACACTGCGGGACCGCATGGATGCCGACCACGTACTGTATAAGCTGGATCCCTACGATGCAGGGGACGGCTACCAGTCGTATACCAGTAACGAACCGCAGACCTATGCCGACAAGATAGTGGCATGGATGACGTCTGCCGATCTGGTAATCAGGATTCCCCCGAATGGTAACCCCAGAAATACACGGGATATCAATAACGATAAAGAAAGATTTATCATAGGAGCCATAAAGTCAGCAGACGATAGACTGGTCAATAGACTGGTTCCCACGCTGAAGGACCAACTGGCTTGGTATATCACCCTGCGCGGGTGGTATGCAGGCAGGGCCATGCTTACCAAGGATAGCAGCGGCACCACGATAATAGACGTTACTCCTTGGGACCCGATGCACACCCACTGGGGCGTAGGAGAGAACGGACTGGCATGGGCGTGCTACAGGATTAAGAAAACAAAGGACGAGATTGAATCACAGTATGGCATCAGGCTGGGGGAAGGCACTAGGGTCGGTGACGATGACGGCATATATGTATATGACTATTACGACACCGAGCACAACACGGTGGTTATTCCCGGCAGGATCGTAAAGAAACGCACCCCTCACGGTATCAACGGCAAGGTCCCCGTGTTTATCGGTCCTGTCGGATCATCACCGCTGGTGCAGTCTATGGCGTGGTCGTCTATCGAGGACACGCTCGAGGACTACGGTGAGTCAGTATTCAAGTCTACTAGGGATTTATATGACAAGCACAACCTGATGATGAGCGTCATGCTTGAGATGACCGCAAGGTCACGCAAGCAGGGACTCAAGGTACGCAGCCGTGACGGCACAAAGACCCTTGAGGAAGACCCATACAAGGAAGGAACCGAGATTTCACTGGGTCAGGGAGAGGACATTGAGCCGCTGGGACTCATGGAAGTTGCGCGTGAGACGGGCGCATACATGGGACTGGTGTCAGGAGAGCTACAGAGAGGCTCCCTGCCCCACACCGTATACGGCGAGATACCATTCCAGCTATCAGGATTCGCTATCAACACGCTCCGTCAGGGCGTGGAATCAGTATTAGTACCCAGAGTTCAGGCGATGCAGAGGGCGTATATCCAGATAGCTAACCTGCTATGCGACCAGTACATGACAGGTGCATTCAAGGCGGTAGAGCTTTCAGGTATGGACAACAACAGGATGTACTTCTCGGAGNAGATNACCCCNGANAAGATAGANGACGGNGGCGATCCCGAGATCANGCTGGTNACNCAACTNCCTNCCGACGANATGTCCAGNTACGGCATGGCGCAGATAGCNCGCGAGGGCGAGACGCCNCTCCTGCCNGACCTGTGGATCAGGGATAACATACTGGGCATACAGGACTCAGACCAGATAGANGACGCTATNAAGGAACAGATAGCAGAGCGCACNCTGCCGGAGGCAGGACTGTGGACTCTCTATCAGGCAGCCATCAANCAGGGAAGAGACGATCTGGCAGAGATGTATCAGGGAGAGCTTATAGCACTGCTATTTGCCAAGGCACAGAAAATGGCTCAGACTATGGGCGGGGGCATGGGGCCACCAGCAGGTGCTCCCTCTCCTGTTCCCGGTGCTCCTCCCGGGATGGCAGCCCCACTGCCTCCAATGATGCCGCCTAACATGATGCCGCCTGCAATGGCAGGGGTACCGCCACCCATGCCTACACCGCAGGGAGGGCCGGTTGTCCCGCCGGGACAACCAAGACCGGGGGCAATGTCAGATGAAGAAAGACTACGCAGGATCGGCCTAGCAGGGCCGGGAGGATAATATGGCAGTGCTTAACGATGAGCAGCAAAAGAGGATAACGGCATCATTCGGCAACATATTTAATATGGGGGTAGATATGTTTGGCGGGATGGACCCGGCAACGGTGATAAGCGAGTCCATCGGAATGCAGGATGAGCCTTGGCAGGAATTTACTCAGGGCGTAAACATCGAAGAGTTCAAGCTCGGCCCCGGGCAAGGCACAGGTATTTTCAAGCAAGTGATACAGGGCGGGGGGGAGCCTCAGCTAGCGGCTCACCTAGCCTCTAGCAAGGCTAAGGAGAACCTAGCGCAGAGTAACGTGGCAAGCAAGACAGCGGCCATGACGTCCGATAGCTCCGCGGCGATGGCTGCATTTCAGACTATCCTTAGAGACAATCCCGAGTATTCGCTCGCCCCGATACCCTTCCAGATACTGGAGGAATACGGCGACCAGTTTGACGTAAGCCCCGGTGCTATAACCGCCGCGCAGGACGATTTTAACAGGACACAGGAACCGTCCAAGGCAGCACCTACCGATAATGGCGACGACGCGCAGAACCTTATAGTGGTGACATCCGACCCGATGCTGGAAAGGGATTTACAGCAGGTTATGATGCCCGATCTGGACAAAGTAAGAGGCCTGCTTATAAGCGGGAATATTACTTGGGATCAAGCCGTGGAAGGCGTAGAGGCTATAATCAATCCCTACAGGAGCAGGGTAGGATTCGAGAATAGTTCGTGGGCTGAATGGGATGGCAAGTATGTGGTGGAGGATATTTGGGGGAATAAGAAACCTGACGGCCCCAGTGGCGATGTGAGTTTGGAAGACCTAATGACTCCCGAAGAAAAGCTACAGGCAATACTGGAGGAGTGGACTGACGTTGATCAGGGAGCGTCTGAAATCGATATATTCAAAAGGCTGGTAGACCATAAGAAGCAGAATACCTATACTCGGGGAGGGCTTGAAGCAGGCGTATCGCCAGAGCAGTGGGAACTTGAACACAAAAAGTGGGCGCTGGAATGGATGTCTGCCAGTGACCCGAACAAAACAAGTAAACTTAGCAGTAAGAGATATGACGAACTGACATGGCTCAAAGACGCTTTCGGTGAGAACTTCGACTTCAACACTTGGGCGCCGAAGCAGACCATTGTGGACGATGGTACTGGTGAAGTCACTGACACGGGTACAGCAGGAGGAAATATCAGAGACGGCTGGATGCGGTATTTTGGCGCGGATGGGGTCACGGGACTGGCAGGCGCTCTGGGAGGGATGGCAGAAGACTACCTGCCTATAGAATCCATGAGCTTACCGGACCAGTTTAACGTGGTAGCAGAGAAGGCACTTGGGGGAATTATAAGCGCGCCCGGTATGCGCTCTGCTATAAACAACGAGTTCATGCCCACCCTTGGAAGCTACGTGCTGGGGGTACTCATGCCCAACAGTAGATGGGACCTAGAGTACAACCCATACAACCCAAAAACAAAGGAGGGGTCCAAGCAGTTCTGGCATCACGCAGCAGAAGGATTCCAGACCAGCGCAGAAGAATTCTACGGCGATGTTACAGGCGCTTGGAAAAATTTGGTAGATGCCTCCTCGCCCGAGATATATTCTACCCTGCTCGATAAGGGAATGGAGAACTTCGGCCAGATGACTTACTGGAAAGATTTAGCCTTCTTGAATCCCCTTCAGGAAGCTGCGGCAATGCACATTGGCGGGGTGAAGGGTTCAGGACCGCGCGGAGATATAAGGCGCGCCGGGTTCGAGAGGCTCAAGCGTATCTACCAGAGGGATCAGGCAACCGCCACTAACGAGAACAGGATGGGGCTGGCGGCTTGGCTGTCTAAATACGTGGGCGGGCCTTGGGCAACAGGAGCGCAGGAAGCTGCAAGCACGCCGGCGGTAGGCAGTCCTAATCTTGAGCGCCCTGATATACTTGAAGAAGGAGCCGAGGGTACTTACTCGTAGCGCAAAAACATGGTAATGTGGGAAATGTTAACAATCAACTTGTAATTACAAGGAGTACACAATGGCACTTGGAGACCTGTATCAAACATATGATCCAATAACTTATGACCCCACGGAAGGAGCCTACACCGGCGCTTCAACTTCTGCGTTAGGTGGAAGTATAATCCCCCAGCTAGGAATGGGGCGGCAGTTCTCGGTAGGCGCGCAACAAGCGATGCCGACATACTTTGCGAATCCATACGCACGCGCCGCTGTCGAGTCTGTATACCAGCCAATGCTTGGCGCATATCTGGCTACCACTCCGGGTGCGACTGGGGCTTCAGGAAGTTTCGCGGACTATGTTAATCAAAACCTCGCCAACCAAACGGCTGCTGGCGCTGCGGGATATGGAATAACGGATGCTGCTTTTGGCGGCTCACCAGCTAATATAAATTGGGGCAATATCGCCACCGCCGCAAGAGGGCAGGGGCCCGGGTCTACCACGGCTCAGCAAGAAGCATATGCTGAGCTACCCACTTATTACACCGGCCTGTTTGAAGGGGAAAATGCGATAAGGAACGCCAACGCGATTGCCGCTCTGGCAACACGAGGCCAAGGCGCTCCTGCGTTTGGCCCGCGCGCCGATATACGGCAGGCAGGAATAGACAGACTCCAGCAGGCGTGGACAATGCAGAACCCTGCGGGAACCGCTGTAGACTGGCTGGGATACATAATGGGGAACCAAGCAGTAACTGGTGGCGGACAAAACCCGTATTACACGGCAATATAGGAGGCAAGCATGACCATGCCTGAAGACTTTAACTTCTGGCAGGACTATGCCCTCGAAGGATCGCCGGAAGCAGCGTATTACAGTGCCGCGCCATTCGGCACAGGTATGTCCGCTGCTTCTCCGTTTGGAGGAGGGGCTGCCCCTGCCGCACAGCAATACTGGTCAGGCCAGTATGGCAACGTGATGAATCAGTACGTGGGAGAACTTGGCAGGTCCATGAGGGCAGGCGAAGCTCCTACCATGACGTTCACTGATTATCTACAACAGTATCCTTGGACACAGCGCTACAGCGCTATGAGTCCTGCGATGAGGCCGGGAGGCAGGACTTCCAGATACGCACCAGCAGCAAGACGCTATTACTAATGCTGCCCCTAGAAAAGCGGAAGAAAAGACTGGATACCATGTGGGGTATCGTCAAGCGCAGATATCCCAGCCTGACAAAGTACGGGGAAAAACCCTACGATGAGAAGGGCAACCTTCTCCCGCAGGTACTTGAAGAGATAGGTATAATCAAGGACAGCAAGACACCTGTGCGTTCATTACCTCCGAGTCAGGCAGATGAACAACAGAGAATGCAGAGGCGCGCGCGCCAAGAGGCAGCGACCACTACATTTGTTGAAGACCCAAGGGTATCCAACGAGCAGAAACGCAACCTGTTCTTAGAAGGACAGTACATGCAGGAGGGGCTACAGCTTCCTTCAAGTATCCCTGCACTGCCCCCTGACCCAACAGAAGAAGACTGGAAGCGGATGAACGACGTCATGGAGGAAGGGCTGTCTAGGGCTAGGTTTATCAAGAAAGAAGCCCCTGCCAGCGCTAGGAAGTTACTGCAACCATTCACGTCAACGCGCGAGGAACCCTTGGCCATGAGGTACCTAAAACCATTCACATCAACGCGCGAGGAACCCTTGGCTAAGACGGTAGGCTGGCCCGTGGTTAAGGCGGTAGGGAGCAGGGTTATTAGAGGGCTTGAGGCTTCCGCAGAGACGACCGGGGGCTTGGGCGCGCTTGCTAGGTCCAAGCTGGAAGGAATGGGGCCTACCGGGACACTTCCGCTAGCCTATAGTACGGCCATGAAAATACCTCCCGCGACTGCGTCGCGTCTGGGTATGGACGTGCCATCCGTTATAGAACCATTTGTCCATCCATACAAGCCAATGACCGAACATGCCCAAGCAACACTGGATATATGGG